CAAAGTCTGAAAGACCAAAAGTGTGGGTTCCACCATCATCTCTAGATGCACCCCCTGCACCTGATGGATTCAGGTATAGATGGATTAGAGCAGAGAGTGTTGGATTTCAAGACACCAAAAACATAGCTTCTCGTATGAGAGAAGGTTATGAGTTAGTACGTGCCGAAGAAGTCGAAAACGCATCTGACTATCCGGTCCTCGATGAGGGCAGATACAAGGGAGTGATTGGGGTTGGCGGCCTTCTACTTGCGAAGGTACCTATCGAGATCGCGAAGCAACGTCAGGAATACATGACAAGACGTCATGCTGAACGAAGCGAAGCAGTAAACAACGATCTTATGCGGGAGCAGGATAAGAGGATGCCTATCAATGTTGACAGGCAATCTCGTGTAACCTTCGGTGGTACGAAAAAGTAATTTTAAATATCACTGAATTTCTATCAACCGTACTGGAGGCCTTTTCGAAGGCAGGTACATAAAGGAGTAAAACTATGGCAAATAGTAACACAAAAGGTTTTGGTTTGATTGCTGCTGGTACATTAGGTGCAACACCTGCTACTGGTGGTCAAAACAAATACAAAATCGATGCTGGTTATGCTACTTCTATATTCCAAGGTAACTATGTGCAGATCGACTCTGCAGCTGGTGCTAACACAAACCCTGGATATATAATTACAGGACAGTCAGCAGTCACTAATCCTACGATTGGTGTTTTAAACGGTGTGTTCTATAACGCGGCGACTACAGAGAAGCCAACTTTTCAGAACTACTATTCACAAGTAACTCCAGCAAACAGTGAAGACATCACAGCGTTTGTTATCGACAATCCATTTCAGCAATATTTAGCAGGAACGTCTGCAGCATTAGGTGCAAACAACCCAGCTATTGAAGCACAAATGGGTAGAACTATGGGATCTGCAGCCAATTCTGGAAGCACGATTTCTGGTCAGTCTGATAACACGTTAACGGTGGCG